TCCCTAGCCTAAAACAGCCCTCCTCTCCAGCCCTCTCGCTCGGTTTTAGGGGGGTCTCGTAAGTTATTGATTTTATTCACTTTTTTAATCTTGTTCTTTTAGGGGTTTTCGGCGATAATATCTCTATGGGTTGAGGAAATTGGTCCCCACCCCGAAAGAAGGAAGGAATAGAAAATGGGAATCAGTTTAAAGCAGCGCCGTGAGATGGTTAAGATCGAGCGCGACGTTATTCGTAACCTGCGTGACGACCAAATGCGGATTCGCGCCGCGATCAAGCAGTCGCGTCTGAACATCAAGATGCACCAAGAAGTGCTTGTGGATGAGCGTAAGTTTGCGCGAATCGTGAAGGAAGACCAGCGCACTCTGCGTGCTCAGAAGCGAGCCGAGAATCGTGCTGCTCGAATCGCGAAGATGGAAGTCCGTCTCGCTGCTCTAAAGGCTCGAGCGTAAGTTGTTGATTTGACTAGAGTTTTTTCTCTTGTCTCTTCTTCTTGAATATAGGATAATAATTGTATGGTGAATAAAACACAAACCCAAGCCGCTCTGGGCAATGCGCGGTCGGAACTCAAGGACACTCTTGAGCGTGTTAAGGAACTGCGAGTCAAGGTGAAGAATCTTCGACTCGACGCTGCCGCTGAACGGGCACTAAATCGTTCTGCTCGTGTCGCTGAACGCGAGGAGCGAAAGGTTGCTCGTGAGCAGAAGCGTGCAGCGAAGATTGCTGCGATGGAGCAGCGTCTTGCTGATCTGCGTCTGCGAGCGAATGCGCCGAAGCAGATTCGCAAGAACTATCGTAAGGCGAGTGATGTGAAGGTCTGGTCTCCTGAAGAAATTGCTGCTCTGAATACCGAGCGAGGTGCTGTCTAATGACTACTGCTAATCCCCTTACACTGGCAAGTGCCAGTGACATCAAGGCTCTGGTTGTGGCTTGCGAGGTCAGTGCTACTGATGCGCTTGCTCGGGTGGATTCGGTCCTGACTCGCAAGAGTCTGACTGATGGTAAGAAGGCGCGGTGGACTCGTCTGCGCGAGTGGCTTGTCAATCGCGACATGAACGATGCTGCGAACTACAACCCCGATTACAACGACTTCTACGACGGCAATGGGTATCCCCGTCCTAGTGAACGGATCTAAGAGGAAATGATTATGAGTTCTATGTCGAAGTTTGATCTTGCTCTTGAGCGAGTTCTTGAGCGTAAGGTTGATGAGTATTTTGGCTCGTTGCTTGAGTTGAATCGTGGTCCAGTTTTGCAGGTTCATGCAGCAGTGACACGAAATGGTCTCACAAAGGCTGTTCGCAAGACCAAGCGCAGTCAACTTGCTGATATGAAGCGTGGTGAAGAATATTTCTTCCCTGTGCCGAAGGGTGTTGATGTTGGTCGATGGACTGACCGATGGTCTTCAGCCATCGACTCGATGCAAAAGAAAACTGGATTTAAGTGGACGACGCATCGAGATCGAGAAAACGGTGGAGCAGTGATTGTTCGCACTCGTTAATTCTTGCTGGTTTACTTTTGCGATTGTTTATAGTATAATGTTCTTGTCCGTTGTTAATTTGGAGATTTTTTATTATGTCTAATCCTAGCAGAAAGATGATTGAAGTTTATGAGATGCTGAAAGACGGCAAGCCGTTCAAGTTCGAGACTCTTGTCTCGCGTCTTGGATGCAAGCCTGTCTCGGCGATGGTTCTGATTTGTGCTCTGAAGCGAGACTTCAATGCAGATATCGAAACCATTCGTGATGGTCGTAAGGTGGATTGCTATCAACTTCACAATGCTGCCGATATCGCCAGCAAGATGGTTGGTAAGGCGAAGGCTACCAAGACCAAAGCATCGAAGGTTGCGAAGGTTGCGGTCTTGAAGACCAAGGCTGTCGTAAGTAAGCCGAAGGCTGCTGTTGTTGATGATGGTTCTGTTGCGACTCTTGATGTTCAAGAGATTGATAATGATGCTGAACTTGAGTCACTGAAGGCAGAGTTGGGTCTGTCGGAATCTTATTCGGAGTAAGATTCTAACGGTGGGGCGGGGAAACCCGCCCCTTTTCTCGGAGTCGTGTGTCTCGTTCTTCGAGAAATCTTTAGAGACATTTAAATTCAAAACATACGAAAGAGGTATATGTTATGGCTATGCAATTAGTTCCTGTTCTATTCAAGCACGCAGAATTCGCTGAAACCAAACCCAGCATTGCGCTTGATAATTCATTTAATGTCGGTTCGACCAACGAAGGTCGATGGGCGAAACCATTAATGACTTCTTATATGGAGTCTGTTCTCTATGGTATGGCAGTCCACCCGATTGTAATTCTCGATCTAGACTCCTGTTTAAAGAATTGCGTCGAAGAATCCAACGATTGGAAATATTTTAAGCAATGGATTGACAAAGACTTCAAGTATCTGGCAATTGATGGCAACAATCGTTCCATCACCATCCATAAGTTTTATCAACAAGAAAATGTCTGGTTGATTCCTCGTAAACCATATGCAATTCAGATTGATGATGGCAGCACACAGACATTCACTGTCGATAAAGATTCGAACACATACAGTAAACTGCCGAAAATTCTAAAGAAGAAATTCGATGATGCGCAGATGACTGTGCATGTGGTCAAGAAAGCAACTCGTGCAGAGATCACTGATCTATTTTTGCGGTTGAATAGTGGTATGCCACTCAATGCGCAAGAAAAGCGAAATGCAATGCTGACTCGTATGGCTGAGTTTGTTCGAACTATCTCAGACAAATATCGCAGCAATGTTGGTTTGCAAGTTGTGAGCCCAAAGGCAATCATTCGTCTTGCCTGGGACGAACTGGTGGCGTCGTGCATTGTTTACTACACACACCAGAATAAAAAAATCACCATCAATACTGATGTTCTTGATATGGCATATTTCGACAACAGTAAGGAATCATTGATTCTTGATGATGTTGCTGCTGTGCTGGAAGATGCATTCTCGATTCCAGCCAAAGATGGAACACTGTTCAAGATAAACAAGTTTGCCAAGTTTAATTTTATGAACTGGTTTATTCTTGTTTGTTACCTTACTCGCAACAACTATAAGATTAAGAACGGTCAAGAATTGTTACGATGGTTTGTTGAAACAGAACGTTTACGTTTGTTGAGTCAGAATGTTGTCTGGACTAACAAACAGGGATATACTAAAGTCTATAGTGAGATGAATCTTGACGATGCCATCAAACTCGAAATTCGAGAAGCATGCATCATTGAAGATTTCGAAAATTCTGATCTTTTGGATGAAGGTATTGTTGTCCCGATCGCATCGATGCGTATCTTCACAGATGCTCAACGATTCGAAATCTGGCAGCGTCAGAACGGTAAGTGTCCGTTGTCTGGGAAAGAAATTCCGATCCACGAAGTTCTAGATGCAAGCAAATGGCAAGCCGACCACATTATTGAACATTCAGTTGGCGGTGATACTAGTATTGATAATGGCCAGTTGGTTTGCGTTGAAGCGCACAAACAAAAGACTAAACAATTTATGCATAATCGCAAGAAGGTGAAGTGATGACAATAGATGATCTTTCTGATCAATTGGGTGCAGTTGAACTTGCATACTTGGAACTCACAACTAATCTCGCGAAATCTGGAGTGTCACCACTTGCTGCTGCTGCAATCATGACGAAACTGGCGATGATGTTATACAAAACATCGTTGAGTGAAGAAGATTATCATTCTATGATCGATGAAATTGCAAACAGTCGCGATCTTATTCGTACAATGGAAGAGTACATGACTAGTGGTAGGTTGAATTGATGCGCCGCGAATGGCGATGTGTGACGAAAGATTGTCATTACTATTTCCAAGTCCACAATGGATTGGTGATTGGTCAAGCATACAATCTCGCTCATACGATTGTTTGGGGTGCGAAGATTCCAATCAATGCGGCTGAAGAATTAATTCTTGGTCAGTACATTGAAATGGAATACGCCAAACGTGCGATTGAAGAATATTGGGAAGAAAAGGATCGAACAATAGAGGTTGTACATGAACATCTTTTATCTCAATCGTGATACGAAAATCTGCGCTCGAGAACATTGCGACAAACATGTTGTTAAGATGATTGTTGAGTATGCGCAATTGCTCTCAACCGCGCATCGTATTCTTGACGGCAATCAGTATTTCGATAAGAGTAAGACTGGTCGCAAGATACATCGATGGAAGTTGGATCAGTACCGCGAAGATAAACTCTATCATGCGGTGAGTTGGAATCACCCTTCTGCTATTTGGGCGCGTGAGTCTTTCGACCACTATCAGTGGCTCTGGAATCTAGCGAGTGAACTTTGTCAAGAGTATCGCCATCGTTATGGTGGAGCAGACGACAAGCAGCATAAGTCGTCGTTGGTGATACAGAAACTGAGTTTTGCTCCCGATAATATTTCTCGAACTGGGATATTCTCTGAGCCTCCGCAAGCCATGCCAGAGGACGTAAAGGTTCCTGGAAACTCGATCGAAGCATACCATAATTATTACCGAGTGTATAAGAAAAGATTTGCAACTTGGAAGAATCGAGAGATTCCGAACTGGTATAAATAAGAGGCAATGAAGAAATTCCTCGACTTTCTACAAGAAGAAATCTCTTACAATAAAGGTCTACATGTATTCGATGTGGACGATACCTTATTCCACACGACTGCCAAGATCCGTGTGATGAAGGGAAAGAAACAAATTGCTTCTCTTTCCAACTCAGAATACAACACACACAAACTTCCAGACGGTCATCGTTACGATTATTCTGAGTTTCGTTCTGCAGAGAAGTTCGATACTGAATCAAAACCAAATCAGCGTATGATTCAGAAGATGAAGCAGTTACACGATAAGACCAAGAAGGTCGGCGGTAAAGTGATCATCAATACTGCAAGAGCAGATTTCGATAACAAAGATCGTTTCCTTGATGCATTTCGTAAGCATGATGTTGACATTGATAACATTCATGTTCATCGTGCTGGCAATTTAAAAACCAAAGGCACTGTTGCCGATAAGAAAGCATCGATCATTCGCAATCAGATTCAAAAGGGAAACTATAAGCACGTTTCTCTTTATGATGACAGCGAACAAAATCTCAAGTCATTCTTAGAATTAAAGAAAGAATTTCCGCACATTAATTTTAATGCGCATCATGTGAAGCCAGATGGAAAGTCAAAACGATATACTGGGTGATTTATGCCAATTTATGAATTTGTGAATACAAAGACAAAGAAGATTGAAGAACATACAATGTCTGTTACTGTCTATGATCAATTCAAGGCAGATAATCCGCATCTAGAAAGATATTACAGCGACGCACCAATGTTCAGTTACAGTGGAACTGGTGACTTGGCTGGAAAGAAAACAGACAATACTTGGAAAGAAGTTATGCATAAGATTGCAGAACAGAATCCGAGAAGCCAACTTGCAGATAACGTCTTAAGAAAAAGCGCAAAACGAATTAAGACAGATCAGGTTTTAGAAAAGCATCGTAAAAAGCAAGCCGCTGCATCAGCAGGGAAGTGAGGGGCTTTGAGCAAGAAGAAAATCTCTAATACTGTTATTGAATTCAGTGAAGGGGTCGTTGAGAAAAAACCTCAACGAATTAAAGCAACCGAACTCAAGCAGTTCGAACCACTGACAGAGAATCAGGCAAAGTTCTTTGAGGGATACAAACGTGGTGATTACTTCACCATGCTTTGTGGTTCAGCAGGAACTGGTAAGTCATTCATTGCCTGTTATCAAGCCATTCAAGAAGTGCTTGATAAGACATCCTCGTTTCATCGAGTTGTCATTGTACGCTCTGCTGTTCAGTCTCGTGATCTAGGATTCACTCCAGGATCTGTCGAAGACAAGATGAGTTTGTATGAACAACCATACATGCAAATATTTCATACGCTGTTTGGTCGTCGCGATTCATATGAGGCATTGAAAGAATGCGGACGCATTGAGTTTATCTCGACTAGTTTCATTCGTGGTATGAGTTTCGATGATGCGATTATCGTGGTTGATGAATGTCAGAATATGACATTCGAAGAACTATCAACAATCATGACTCGTGTTGGATATCGCTCCAAGATTATCTTCTGTGGTGACTACAAGCAAACTGACTTGTATCGCAATAACAAAGACAAGTCTGGAATGAAGAAGTTCCACGAGATCGCGAAGATGATGCCATCGTTTACCAATATTGAGTTCACGACAGACGATATCGTTCGCAGCAGCCTTGTTAAGGACTTTCTAATTGCTGTTGAGAAATACGAGAAACAAGAGAATAGTTGACATTTACTTGATAATGCTATAGAATAGACTATGTCGGTTTTGATTGAGATACTCCATTATGTTTAACCATATTCGTCATGATTTCCCAAAACTCTTGCAAGAGAATGTCGATGGCACTCGATGCTATGTCACTCCTACTGGTGAGAAGTATCCGTCTGTCACTACTGTTCTTTCTGATTATGGGAAAGAAGGTATCATGGAATGGCGCAAGAGAGTTGGTGAAGCCAAAGCCAATGAGATCTCTCGCAAAGCCACCACTCGCGGAACTGGTGTCCATAAAGCACTAGAAATGTATCTCAAGAATGAGGATATCTCTTCTCTCGAGATGCTCCCGAACGTCAAGTCTTTGTTCGTTCGAATGAAGCAAGAAATAGACGCAAAGGTGGATAACATTCACTGTCTCGAAGATCGTCTATTCTCTCATGAACTTGGTCTTGCGGGAACTGTAGATTGTATCGCCGAACATAATGGAATTCTCTCTGTAATCGACTTCAAGACTTCTGTTCGTCTCAAGAAGAAAGAGAACATTGGCAATTACTTTATGCAAGCCGCTGCTTATCGCCAGATGTTTCATGAGATGACTGGACTTGATCCAAAGCAGGTCATTATTCTCATCGGTGTCGATACTGCGAACTTCTGCCAAACTCTTGTGGTGAAAGAAGATGAACTAGAGGTTCATCGACAAGAACTCCTGAAGTATATCACTGCATATAAGAACAAGAGTAACTTGCTTCTTGCCTAAAAGTGCGCTATAATATTCTTATATTATGGAGGTTGTGAACATGGATCTACCCATTAATGAATATGAACTTCGTGTAATCATCGAAGCACTGCAGCGCGATGGTCGTTGGGAATTGCGCGACCGCCTTCTTCTTGTCTCTGAATTGATGGCTGAAGGCAAACCATACAAGAAGATTCTCCGCGAAGAATATAACATCGTCGCCTGATAGTCTATATCAATTATTTCCATAAAATTAATTTATCGCTCAAAAAGCGATTCAGGGTATCTCTTTGCATATATACCCTTGTGTATAGGTTTCGTATAGGTTTTAGTTATACAGGAGTTTGAAAATGAAGACAGTTGGAGATAAAGTAAAGCATTTCGCAATCACTGGAGTCAAGCCAGGAGCATTGACACCAGATGATGCATTTGAAACAATTACAGATCTTTCTTTTGAAGGCAAGTGGAAGGTCGTTGTGTTCTATCCAAAGGACTTCACCTTTGTTTGCCCAACAGAAATCGTTGCCTATGACAAATTGAACAAAGATTTTGCTGACCGCGATGCGGTTCTTTTGATTGGTTCAACAGACAACGAGTTCTGCAAGTTGGCATGGAAGAATGCTCACGAAGATCTTAAGAAAACTACATCTTGGTTCTTTGCTGATACAGCACGTGATCTTGACGATGTGTGGGATGAAGATACACAAAGTCTCGTTCAGCAACTCGGTGTGTTCTACAAGCCAGCAGGTGCTGCTCTTCGCGCAACGTTTATCGTTGATCCAGATGGAATCATTCAGCATGTGACTGTGAATAATCTAAACGTCGGACGCAATCCAGAGGAAACACTTCGTATCCTCGATGCTTTGCAGACGGGTGAACTTTGCCAGTGCAATCGTCAGGTTGGTGAAGCAACTCTCTCAAAATAAAGGAAAACTTAAATGAAGAAATTAATCATTGGATTGATTATGTTATCTGCGCCAGCGATGGCTCAAGACCGCGTGACGCAGTATGACTTTGACAAGGATGGCAAAGTTTCTTTTGAAGATGTAAATCGTTATTGCACCGTATCAAGTGCATTGTTTGAAAGAGCAGACAAGAACCAAGATGGCTTTTTGAGCAACACAGAAATGCGTACAGCAAAAGCCTATTTGTTCTCACGCTGCACGGAAGTACCAAAGAACGGATAATATATGGCACAAGAAGTCGAACATATTTGTATAATTTGTGGTTGGAAGTATGACGACAGATATGGGAAATGGGAAGATCTTCCAGATGACTTCGAATGTCCAGATTGTCGAGCAGAAAAAGATTTATTTGAAGAAATTAGTAAAGAGGATGAAGAATGATTTGGGTTGATACAATCAAAGATGCTCTACCAGAGTATGCAAAAGATGTAAAGTTGAACCTTGATGCAGTTCTTTTGCGCAGTTCTCTTCATCCTGTGATTGCACACGGATGTGCAGTTGCTGCTGCGATGGCTACAGGCAACGGGAAGTTGCTGTCCGTTATCGAGCAAGCAATGGAAGATGATGCTGAGTGTAATGCAGCATTGATAGCAGCAACTATCATGGCTCAAAATAATGTTTGGTATCCTTATGTTGAAATGGCGGATGACCCTGCACTGAAAGGACTTCCTGCAGGACTCCGCATGAATGGGATTGTAAATCATGGTGGCGTTTCAAAAATTAATTTTGAGTCATATTCTCTCGCTGCATCGATTGTTGGCAAATGTCACTTCTGTGTCAAAGCCCATTATGATACTTTGAAGAAAGAAGGAATGACTGTTGAACGACTCCGCGATATCGGTCGTATTGCGGCAGTAATTAACTCTGTCGCAAAAGTTCTAAATGAATAAATATTATTAATGGTTGTAAACTGACAATTAAAGGTGTTCTGGACTCGGGTTCGACCCCCGACATCTCCACCAAATGCCCATCACCTCTGCAGCAATGTACGTGATGGCTATCTGACGGGGATGAATTTGGCTTCGACAGGGCAAGTAATAACCTGACAGCAACCAGTGAGGCGACTGACTTAATCAGCGCAAACACAGTAAATGCAAACGATGATTCATTTACACCTATGGCTCTCGCTGCCTAATAAGCACATTGAGCACAAAGAGTTGACCGCTCGGTAACAGAAAGGTTTGGGTGGCGGGGAAACTCGCCACCCTCTTTTAAATTATGAATACAATATCATTTTTATTTGCGCACAACAAATCTGACAAGTGGTCAACCCCACTCTCCATCGTAGATGAGTTTAAACGTCGTGGATGGAAAACATCAATCTACTCTTTGATTGATAAAGATCAGAACTACACTGATTCGAATCTCAGTCAGTTGTTCAAAACAAACCCAGATATAATCATGCACATGGATTGGGGTCGACACACGTCACCAATCTTATCTCAATTACGACCAACTGGCGCATATTGTGTGATGGAATCTGGCGACGACCCTCAACAATTTTATGAGAATGCTGTCAAAGCACCATACTTCGATTTAGTGTTGAGTCCAGATGCATCATGTGCAGGCAGATATCGAGGCGATGGATTCAATGCTTTTTGGTCTCCCCATTTTGCAGACACTCAAATATACAAGCCCCTCAAAAAGAAACCAAAGTATATGGGTGTCTGCTCAAGGGGAATGAATCGATATGCTCCAATCATTGATAGCATGGCAAGAAATTTGCCTCTTTATGTTATCAATAAAAATGGATGGGTTGGAAAGGAACATAATGAATTCTTGAACTCTGGTCGAATTGTATTACAGCAAAGCAAACATAAAGAAATTACTCGCAGAATTTTTGAGGGAATGGCTGCGGGTAGAATGGTGCTAACAGATCGTTTGGGACCACAAACAAGAATAAATGAATTATTTGTTGAAAATCGTGATATTGTATATTATAATAATGAAGAAGACTGTATTGAAAAACTGCTTTACTATTGTAAGAATGATGAGGAGCGAGAACATATTGCAAAAAATGGTCGAGAAAAGGTTTTGGCAAATCATACAACTGCGCACCGAGTTGATTTCATAATCGCAATGTGGCAATTGCGCAAGAATCCTAAATAATAGACTTATTATATCATGAAAAGAACGTTGGTTCGCTGCAATAATGGAGGAAACTAACATGAATGCAGTCGATGTGTTAACACGCATAGAAAAATATTTTGATCGTAATCACAGTTTGTTCTGTATGTGGGGTGGGCTTTTTGCTTTAATATTCTTTGTTCTTTATGTGCCATTCAGTATGGTGAACATAGTGCAGAATAAATTAGAAGCCCAGCAAACCGCTAATATTATCTTACAATCAGAACTTGAAACTCTAAATCATAAAGTTGAGTTTCTAAATCTCTCTTATGAAAAGAAACAAGCAGTAATGAGAGAAGTCGAGTGCTTGGCTCGCAACATCTATTTTGAAGCAGGTGGTGAGCCTCGTGCTGGCAAGATTGCTGTTGCCGAAGTGACCATGAATCGCGTCAAGAGCAAGCAGTATCCAAGAACAGTTTGCGGCGTTGTTCACCAAAAGTCCAAAGGCATTTGTCAATTCTCTTGGGTCTGTGAAGGCAAAACAAAAGTTCGTAAGAATACTGATGCTTGGCGTGATTCAGTTAAAATTGCTGAAAACATATTGATTTCTAAACACGAATACGGTATAATTGGATCTGCAAAACATTTTCATGCTGTATATGTTAATCCTAATTGGGCTGAAAGCAAAAGGATGATCAAGAAAATTGGTCAGCATATTTTTTATCATTGAGGCTTTATGAGAATTATTGAAGACGTTAAGTTGGACTATAAAGATGTCCTCATCACTCCGAAACGTTCTAACCTTTCTTCAAGAAGCGAAGTAAATCTAGAAAGAACATTCACTTTTAGAAGTGGTAATAGTTGGAAAGGCATCCCGATTATTGCTGCCAATATGGATGGCGTTGGTACTTTCGAAATGGATTTAGAGTTCGCCAACCATAATTGTATGGTTGCTGTGACTAAACATTATGGTGCACCTGAATTAATCAGTCACTTTGCGCGGAGATTAGACAGCACCATTTATTCTCTTGGTACTTCTGCAGAAGATTTAAAGAAATTCGATGAAGTGTATAACGCAGTTAAAAATCGATACATGTATGTTTGTATTGACGTTGCGAATGGATATACGCAAGCCTTTGTAAATTTCGTTCGTCATTTCCGTGATCGTTATCCTTATGTTGTATTGATGGCAGGTAATGTCGTCACACCAGAGATGACGGAAGAACTAATTATTGGCGGTGTTGACATCGTGAAAGTTGGTATTGGTCCTGGCTCTGTTTGCACTACTCGCAAAAAGACAGGCGTCGGCTACCCGCAGTTGAGTGCAGTTATTGAGTGTGCTGATGCTGCTCATGGTCTCAGGGGTCATATCATAGCGGATGGAGGGTGTTCCGTTCCTGGAGACGTGGTGAAAGCATTCGCTGCGGGAGCCGATTTCGTGATGCTTGGTGGAATGTTGGCTGGTCACAAGGAAGGCGGAGCAAGTGCACTGGGTGGAAATAAATTCTACGGAATGAGTTCTGATACTGCAATGGATCTGCATAATGGTGGTGTTGCCAATTACAGAGCATCTGAAGGCAAGACTGTAGAGATTCCATATCGTGGCGAGGTGAAACGAACTATGCAAGATATTTTGGGTGGATTACGTTCGGCATGTACTTATGTGGGGGCAAGTGAATTGAAAGAGTTGAGTAAGCGCACAACGTTTGTTCGTGTGACTCAGCAGTTGAACAATTCCTTGAGTGAATATGAGATCTAATATGGCAACTCGCGAAGAAAAAAATAACTTCTCTATTATGATTATGGAAATGGCAATAAAAGAAAGAATTGATCATATGGATGCAATCACAACTTATTGCGAAAGAAATAATCTTGAGATCGAAGTTGCTGCAACTCTTATCAATGAATCTTTGAAAAGCATCATTCATTGCGAAGCAATGGATTTGAGATATCTACCAAAGATTGGGAAATTGCCGATATGACTTGGCAGATTCTAATCTGGAATGTGTTTGTGTGGACATTCACTGGCATCATGATTTATGCGACAAAGTCATCTCTTTGGTGGTTATTGCTTCCTGCATTCTTTACAGGAACGCAAAGTGCAAGTGACTTGGTGACGGCAGTGAACGAAGCAGAAAAGAATAAAGCAGAAGATGCGACCGAGATTGATGATGAGACGCAAGCAAAGATGCGCGCTCTACTAGAACAGTTTAAGCGAGGAAAAGTTTGAACGGTTACGATTTGTATTGCACTTATCAAGCCATCAAGTTACACTTCACCTCAGAGAATTATAACTTCTTCCATTATGATGGCAAGACTCGAGTATCGATAGATGCATTTCAAAAACGTCGTGACAAGTTTCTATTCCATCGTCTTGCGCGCAAGTATCGCGACGATGAGATGGTTCCATTTCTGGTTGCTAATTTTGTACACAGTGACGATAATTGGACCAAGTCATTGCTTGAAGACGAGGCTGAAGAAACTTATCGGGATTGGAAACGAACCACGGATTCGATGAGCAAGATTTATGTCGAGGATCTGCAAAAGATTGCGACGAAAGAAACATTCAATGATTTATTTAAAGTCGAAGATGGGCAGTTTCCAAAACTGCTAGTCACATTTCTCCAAAAAGATGTTACGATTGAAACGATGGTTATCCTCAATAACATCTTCGACTTTATTCGAATTTGGGACAAGAAGATTTCAGATGATATCATCTATCCCAAAGTGTCAAGAAAGATTCGCAAATATGGTTCTTTCTTGAATGTGAATGTCGACAAGTACAAGATCTTGACAAAAGAAACTTTACTTGCTGACTGAAATACTATATAATGGTATTGTGATGATGAAAAAGTGGACAAGTCGATATACATTAATACAACGCTATACGGAGAATATAAATGAGTCTATCAAGTCTTAAGAAGGGTTCGTCCCTTGACAAATTGAAGAAGGCAGTTGAAGCATCTTCAGCAGGTA